AGCAAAGATGCCAAACAAGAGGGATCGAAACTAAAGGCATTGGAACTGATGGGAAAGACAGTAGGAATGTTCAAGCAATCAGAGGAAAAGGATGAAAAAGAATTGACTGCTGATGTGTTGAAACAGGAACTGGCAAGGCATCTTCGCTTGGTGAAGAATGTCAGACCAATCAGCAAGCAATCAATCATTGATGTGACGCCCGAACCAGTCAGCATCACAGCGCAGACAGAGAGATGACCGTAGAGCGAGACAGGTGGGCAGTGGCGCGTGTAAACGGTGCAGGGCGACCCGTACCCTACCCCACCCACCCGACTCGTCGCTTACCTCCCCCTCCACAGGCTACGCTCTATTCCACTCCCCCAAATATCCCATTTTCACAACCCCCCACGAACGTTCGCATTTCCACACCCCGGGGGTATATATTTTTGAAATAAAGGTCTTGCAAACGTTCGCTATCATGTTTAAACTTGCGTCATGTCTGAAAAGCACCAACTTGTTTTAGATTTCATCAGGGCGTACATCAAGCTGTACGGAATGGCACCGTCGTATCAGACGATTGCCAGTGGGATTGGATTGAAGTCAAAGGCCAACATTCACCGGGTTGTCCATAAATTGGAGGAGGATGGGTTTTTGACCATTCGCCCGTACAAGTTCAATTCGATCAAACTCAATGACCGCAGTGTGAGGGAGATTGCGTCCCTATGAATCTTTTGACTCCCCAAGAGATGGCTGAGTATGAGGCGATGTTGCCCATGGTTGGCATTCAGGAGAGGAAGAAGATTCGGGCGATTTTGGATTTGGATGCCTATGAGAGGTGCCGGCAGTCGTTCATCTTCTTTGCCTCCCAGATGTGGCCCGGGTTTATTTCCGGGAAACACCATCAGATCATGGCAGATGCCTTTGAAAGGGTTGCCTCAGGGGAGTTGAAGAGGTTGATCATCAACATGCCGCCACGGCATACCAAGTCTGAGTTTGCCTCATTCCTGTTGCCGGCGTGGTTTCTAGGCCTGTTCCCCCAAAAGAAGATCATCCAGACCGCTCACACCGCAGAATTGGCTGTTGGCTTTGGCAGGAAGGTGAGAAATCTGGTTCAGTCAAACGCCTATCAGCGGATGTTTGACACCCAGTTGTCTTCGGATTCAAAGGCTGCCGGACGCTGGAATACCTCAGAAGGCGGGGACTACTTCGCCATCGGCGTCGGCGGTGCTGTCACCGGTAAGGGTGCTGACCTTTTGATCATTGACGACCCCCATTCTGAGCAGGAAGCCAAACAAAACAACCCTGCGGTCTATGACGGGGTGTATGAATGGTACACATCAGGCCCGCGCCAGCGTCTCCAACCCGGAGGAGCCATCATCATCGTGATGACCCGCTGGGCCAAGCGTGATTTGACCGGACAAATCCTCAAAAACAGCCAAAAAGATGGCACAGATGAGTGGGAAATCATCGAATTTCCCGCAATTTTGCCCTCGGGAACCCCTCTTTGGCCCGGATTTTGGAAGAAAGAAGAGCTTGAGGCCATCAAGGCTGAGATTCCAGCCTCAAAATGGAACGCCCAGTACCAGCAAAACCCCACATCCGAGGAAGGGGCCATTGTCAAACGCGAGCAATGGAAGATTTGGGAGGATGAAAACCCGCCGCCGTGCGAATACATCATCCAATCTTGGGATACAGCCTTCGAAAAACACAACCGCGCAGACTACTCAGCCTGTACAACGTGGGGTGTGTTTAAACATCCAGATTCCCGGGGCAATTACAAGAACAACATCATCTTGCTTGACGCCTTCAAAGAGCGCATGGAGTTCCCTGACCTCAAGGCCAAGGCCGTCGAGATGTACAACGAATGGAAACCCGACACCCTCATCGTTGAAAAGAAAGCCGCCGGCGCACCGCTGATCTATGAACTGCGCCAAACCGGAATTCCGCTTTCAGAGTACACACCAAGCAAAGGACAGGATAAGATTGCGCGTGTAAACGCGATTTCTGACCTTTTTGCCTCAGGAGTTGTGTGGTGTCCAGACACCCGTTGGGCCGATGAACTCATGGAAGACCTTGCGGCTTTCCCCAACGGTGACCATGATGACTTGGTTGACTCGACATCGCAGGCCCTTTTGAGGTTCAGGCAGGGCGGTTTCATCCCGATTGAGTCGGATGAGCCGGAAGAAACCGTTTATTTTCGCAGTCGCAGAGACCGCTTCTATACCGTTTAAGGACACATCATGGCAATCGACAAAGGTTTGTATCAAGCACCAGAAGGTCTTCAGGAAGAAGGCCCGGGCATTGAGATTGAAATCGAAGACCCCGAGGCAGTACATATCGGAATCGACGGGTTGGAAATTGATCTTGAACCCCGCGAAGAAACCGCAGAAGACTTCGATGCCAACCTTGCCGAATACATGGATGAGTCAGAACTTGACTCCCTCGGATCGGAATTGGTCGATGACTTTGAAAAAGACATGCGCGACCGCAAGGAGTGGGTGCAAACTTACATCGAAGGATTGAAACTTCTCGGCCTGCGGTATGAGGAACGTACCGAACCTTGGAACGGCGCTTGTGGCGTCTTCCACCCCATGCTCACCGAGAGCGTGGTTCGATTCCAAGCCGAAGGCATCACTGAGACGTTCCCCGCCTCCGGCCCGGTCAAGACCACCATCATTGGCAAAGAGACCCCGGAAAAGAAAGATTCTGCCCTGCGTGTTCAGGCAGACATGAACTACCAGTTGACCGAGGTGATGACGGAATACCGCCCAGAGCATGAAAAGATGCTTTGGAATCTCCCAATCACCGGTTCAGCATTCAAGAAGGTGTACTTTGATCCTTCTTTGGGCCGGCAGGTTGCCATGTTCATCCCCGCAGAAGACATCGTTGTGCCTTACGGCGCATCAAGTCTGGAGCGTGCAGAGCGTATCACCCATGTGATGAGAAAGACGGAAAACGATGTCTTGAAACTGATCGAGGCAGGCTTTTACCGTGATGTCGAACTAGGAACCCCGACCGGCGAACTTGAAGACATCGAAAAGCAAAAGGCCGAAGAGCAAGGCCTGTCAGGCATCCAAGATGATCGCTATCGCATCCTTGAGATGAATGTCAATTTAAACCTGAAAGGGTTTGAGCACAAGAACAAAAACGACGAAGAAACCGGCATCGCTTTGCCGTATGTCGTGACCATCGAAAAAGGAACCGGCAAAGTCTTGGGCGTCCGGAGGAACTGGTATGAAGGCGACAAACTGCACCTCAAGCGTCAACATTTCGTCCACTACCAATACATCCCCGGGTTCGGGTTCTACGGCTATGGCCTCATTCACCTTATTGGTGGCTATGCTAAATCTGCCACTATGCTTATTCGGCAGTTGGTTGATGCTGGCACTTTGTCGAATCTCCCGGGAGGTCTAAAGACTCGCGGCCTGCGCATCAAGGGCGACGACACCCCGATTGCCCCGGGCGAATTCAGGGATGTCGATGTCCCCGGCGGTTCGATCCGAGACAACATCCTGCCCCTGCCCTACAAAGAGCCAAGCCAAACCCTGTACGCCCTGTTCCAACAGATCGTTCAAGAGGGCCGGCAGTTTGCCTCCAGCGGCGACATGAACGTCTCCGATATGAGTGCTCAGGCACCCGTGGGCACAACCCTCGCATTGCTGGAACGCCAACTCAAAGTGATGGGTGCGGTTCAGTCCCGCATGCACTACAGCATGAAGCAAGAATTCAAACTCTTGAAGGCCATCATCGCTGACTATGCGCCGGAAGACTACCCATACGAGCCGGAAGAGGGAAGCCCGTCCGCCAAGCGTTCTGACTATGACAATGTGGACGTGATCCCGGTGAGCGACCCCAATGCCTCCACCATGGCGCAGAAGGTCGTTCAGTATCAGGCCGCCCTCCAATTGGCGCAGTCTGCACCCCAGTTGTATAACCTGCCACTCCTGCATCGCCAGATGTTGGAAGTTCTTGGCATCAAGAACGCAGAGAAGCTGGTGCCGATTGATGACGACATGCTCCCCATCGACCCGGTTCAGGAAAACCAAAACCTGCTCACCGCACAGCCGGTCAAGGCTTTCATCCAGCAGAACCATCAGGCACACATTGCTGTCCACATGTCCATGATCCAGAACCCCAAGATCATGCAGTTGGTTCAGATGAATCCTCAAGGCCAAGCCATCATGGCTGCCGCGATGGCTCACATCAATGAACACATCGCTTTCGACTATCGCTTGCAAGTCGAACAGGCCATGGGCATCCCATTGCCTCCGATGCCAACCGACTCGGAAGATGCGCCAAATGTTCCGCCTCAGATTGCGGATCAGATTGCCATGATGTCTGCGCAAGCGTCTCAACAGCTCATGCAAAGAGACCAGCAGCAGGCACAGCAGGCGGCGGCTCAACAGCAGATGCAAGACCCTGTGGTCCAAATGCAGATGCAAGAACTTCAACTGCGCCAGCAAGACCTGCAACTCAAGGCCCAAAAACAGGCCATGGAAGCGCAGGCCAAAGAGCAACAAC